CAGTAAAGTATCTGTTATCTAATGTACCTGTTGCTATTTCAGAATCAGTAACAGCATTAGCTGCAATTTTAGCTGTAGTAACTGCATCGTTACGGATAGCATTGGTAACAACTGCTTCACTACCAGTATTTTGATTTAGTTTAATCGCATCAACTTGTCCATCTGTGATATTCTCTGTTACTACAGCGTTAGCAGCTAACTTTGCATTTGTAACAGCGTCATCACGGATAGCAGCAGTGACTACTGCTTCAGATCCAGAAGTTTGATTTAGTTTGTTTGCATCAACCGAGCCGTTAACTATATTTCCTGAGTCAACAGAATTAGTTGCAAGTTTTGGATTTGTTACCGCACCATTTAATATCTCAGTAGTTGTAACTGCATTGTCTGCAATCTTGTTTGATGTGACTGCTGAGTTTGCTATATGTTGCTCGTCTATACTTGCGTCTACATAGTGTTCGGAGTTAATCTGATCGTCAGCTATTAGTGCGCTGGTTATTTGGTCAGCAGCAATATGCTGTGTATCAATACTACCGTCTACATAATGCTCAGAATTTATCTGGTCATCTGCTATTTTAGCTCCAGTTATAGCATCATCTCTTATGTCAGCAGTTTTAATTTTTTGTTGCTGTTCTTGGTTAGCATATAAACTTTGATCTACATTATTATTTAGATCTCCAGCTCTAATAGATGAACCAGCAGCAAATACTGCTTTAGCTGAGTCTACGTCTGTTACTCTATAAATATGGATATCTACGTTATTTGCGGGTGCACTATTTAAAACAACATTTGTGCCAGAAATGGAGTAGTCGTTGTTAGTACCACTTGTGTTTTCAGTTTTTATAACTCCGTCAAGTTCTACCTTAAGATCAGAGTTCTGTAATATTGGGAATGTGTAACCGAAAGTAGTGGTGGAGTTATTTCCGGTATAAAATTGTTCAGTTGTTGCCATTTGGTTTTACAAACGATTTGCTAAATTTTGAAGTCTACGAATTTCGTCGACATCATTAAGTTGAGTGGCTTCTTTTATTTTATCATTATAGAATTTTTTACTTTCAACGTTACTGCGATCTGAAATTCGACCTATCGCAAATTCTTGTGCATCTGATAATGCTTGACGTAATCGTTGATGTACAAGTAAAAATTCTTTTCTATCTAATACTGCACCAGTTTTAGAAGTTTCTTTATATGCAGCTCTAAATTTTTTACCAGCCGCAGAGTTCATAATTTTTCTAATTTCTTTTTTAAATATTTGATCTTCACCCATTAATCTAGTAACTTCTGATCTTTGTGGTCCACTTAATTTTACACCATTACCATCAGTTTGTAGTTGTGGTCTACCATCAAACTCTGCATCTATAAGAAATTGTTTTTCTGGAGAAATACCATCTCTTACTTTAAATACAGGTGCATAAGCATTCCATGCTCTTGTAAAAAAACTATCTGGTTCTCTAACTTTACCACCATCAACCCAGTCGTATGCAGCAGGAAGGTTTCCTTTCATACCGGGGTTTCTGTTAGCTACAAGTTGTGTTAGTTCGTTTTCTACTTCTTTTATCCCGGGACTCATTAATCTAGATAGTTCATTTCTAAGTCCACTACCGGGTACAAGTCCGTTACCAAAACTTGCAGCCCAACGAGCTGTTGCACTTGGGTTGCCTTGTAGTACGTCGTATAATGGTTCTATACCAGCTAAGAATGTTTTGTTTGTTAGGTTAGCACCTATCACATACATCATCTTTTGCATACCAAGTTCCACGGAGTCAGGATCTAAAGTACCATCAGATCCCGGTACGTCGAAGTTATCCATGATGTCAGCAGTAACTGCAATCCAATCACTAATAGCTCCTAAGCCTTCATAGCTATACCATTTACCATCCCAACCTTTATAACTTCTAGGCTGCCAACCAAGTTGGTTTCTAGTACGTTGTCTAGTTTTATCGTAAATACCATTGCCATGTAATCTGTCAGAAGTAAACATTAATGATGCACCACCTATAGCAAATGCACCAATAGCTTTTCTGCCTTTTAATTCTGCACGTATTGTTTCATATGCCATCTCTAACTTGTCGTCAGCTAAACCAGTAAGACCTCTTTGTTCTAATAATGTTCTAACATTAGTTATTGATTGCTTAGAGAAAGGCTGTGAATAATTGTCCAAACTTTTACTAAATAAACTTAATGGATTATGTGAACCAGTAAATTTAATCATGTTTGTTGCAGTACGCGGAAACATAAAGAAAGGTCTAAGTAATGGAAATGTTCTAATAATAGAGTTAAAACTATCAACAGCAGGACTGTCTAAGTTCATAGCTATTTCTTTAGATGCAAATTCTACACCTTTGTCAGTAATCATTCCATTATCATCAAACATCTCTTTGTATAGCTTTTTATTTAATCTTTCTATACCTTTAGCTGTTAGTTTTTTCTTACCAGTTCTTGCTATTAGTTCATCATATACCTTACCCCTTGTTTCTATAGAACCAATAAATGCTCTAGTAAAACCGTCAAATGCTGTCATAGAGTTAGCACTAAAACGTAACCATGGATGGTTAGCTAGATCATTCATAGATTCTATTCTATCAACAATACCTGAAGGACCAAAGTTACCTGACTTTTCTTGTGCTGTTGCAAATGCTCTAAGAGCTTCTATTTCACCTTCATTCTTAATAGCAATATCTTCTCTCATTACATAACCTACAGAGTTAGGATCTGTCCATGCTTTACGAAACACAAGTCTCATGTGGTCCATAGATTTTTGCATAGTATCACCTATACCGCCAAAGTACATGTAACTAGCTCTTCTTAATACATCCATATCTCCACTAATTAACGCACCACCCATTGTAGCAACAGGTCTTTCTATCATTAAAGCTAAGTTAGACGCAGCAGCTTTTAGTGGTGTACCAATAGCTGAAAGAGTAGAGTTGTAGATACTACCCCACACACCTTGCATAAATGCTGATTCATATTCTGGCTTTCCATCAAAAAACATTTTTGATACTATGCCAGTTTTATTTTTAAACCATGTATTTAATTCAGATACGTTATTTACTTTACCGTCAGTAAATTCATAAGCTAACATTAATGATTTTAACATTTCTGGTCGCTCAGCATTTATTGCACGTATAGTATCAATAGTATCAGCAGATTCTTTTGTTATATTTTTTAAATTAGTTAATGTTTCTTCAGTATTTTCTTTAATGTAAGACATAGCATTTTCCATAACCTTTTTCTTACCACCATGATTTGAGAAATCCATCTTTTTCATGCGGTTCCAAAGGTTAACCATATTAAGTGCCCTACCTCTTGCGTAAGATGTTTGACCTTTAATATTCATTAAATATTGTAAACGATCTAAAACTTGTTCTTGTGCTTGTTGTACAGCAGCAGTGCCATCCATTAGTCTAGCACCTTCTGCCATATCTTTTACTTGGTCAGCCATAGACTTACCCACATAAGCTTGAGCACGAGCTAGGTCCATATTCATGTAGTCGTCAAAGTATTTTTTAATAGCATTGAATACACCAACATAACCTTCAGAGTTTAAAACTCTAGTTCCTGTATCTATATCTACACCAGAAAAATTATCTATAACACGTTTCATTTCATCGACATCTAGATCATATAAAGATGCTGCTAGGTCTTCACCATTTTTAACAACTTCCGCATGTGTAATTTTTTTACCACTAGGTGATTGCCAATCTATATCTAATTTTAAATCTTTAGATAATTCTTTCATAGTCCCTAATCCAGCATCATCTAGATTAAGACCATCTTTTAATGCAGAATCAGAAAATACACTACCTACACTACCATGTACACTATCAATGTTGTTGTTAATACGTACAACGTCAACTGATGCAGATACTATACCTCCGGGATCTGTTGTCCTAAATCCTGTTTCGTATTCATCATAAATATCATGTACACCTTTTAATGGTTGCTCTAAGTCAATATTTCCTGCTTCATCTGTAGCTAATCGTATATTACGTTTACCTATTTCATTAAACTCTTGTACACGTTTAGCATTGTTAACAGTCATTTCCTCGTTTGCATCACCACTAGCATACTTCCAAGTTTTTTTTACAAACTCTTTAGCTTGCTCGTTCTTTGGCAACCATTTAGTAGCATCATCCACACCTTTCATAGCTCTAGCTATTTTTGTAGCTCCTAAGAAAAAATCACCAAAAAAACTAAGACCTATGCCCTCGTTTCTATTCTTCATTCTTTTAGTATCAGGACTATCAGTGTCGAGTGTTGCTATGTCGTCAGGAATCCAACCGTATGTCTGTGGAAACATCTTTTTTAACGCACCAGTAGCGTTATCTTCAAATTCATTAAACTCTACAACTTGGTCTACTACTGCACCAGCAGCAGCGTCAATACCAGCACTACCAAACCACTTCATAAGTCGTTTGTCACCTAGTGCCCATTTAACCTTTGCATGAGCACTTGCACCTTGTTTTTTAAGAAAACTAGATAGGCTAAGTGAAGGTATAATTATAGAAGCCATTTGTCTTACACCTTGTAAACTAGCACTTTCATACGTAGGTAATTTAGGTAAGTTTACCCCGGGTACAAGGTTTACAGTGTCTGTTAAAAAATCTACATACCCAGCTCCAGCAGCAGAAGCATACTTACTCCAATTTAATGGGTTTAATGCATTACCTGACTGACTAGCAAATGCGTTAACTTTTTCTCCACGTTTAGCTTTGTTTGTTAATTCTTTATCATAACCTAACATTTTCTGTACACGAGTACGTGTATCTTTTTCTTCTTCTTCTGGTTCAGGTGTAGATTGTTGCTGTGTTGTTTCCGTAGAAACCTGTTGAGATTGATCGGTAGTAGCTTGTTGTGCCTGACCTTGGTCTACAGTTGGCTGTTGAATACCTAGTTCGGCATCTTGTTCAGCAAATAGCTTTTTAGCT